CTTTTCGATATCTAAATGTTCTAGGTCTAAGGTCGTTAATAAAAGATAGCCCAACTACTTCGTCTTCAATTTCTTCTTTAATTCGTTCGTCAGAAGGATTAGCCCAAGTTGTACCGCCAAATGAACAGTTAGTGTCAAGAGTGCCGCCTCCAAAAACAAATGTGCTGTTTCCAGTTCCTACTACGTTATATCCAATAGCTATCTCTGAATTTACTGTCGCACTACTAGGTTTTGCAAGCGCACCAAGCATGACATGATAACTGCCTGTAGTTGTTATTTGATCCGCAGCCCTGCCAAGTGCGACATTGTGAGAACCTGTAGTACATGATGATAAACAGGAAGATCCGAAAGCACTGTTATAGCCTCCCGTTGTTATATTGTAAGCAGCATTAACCCCCGTCGCCGTATTTTCTGTTCCACTCGTGTTATCTTCCAGTGCTTGAAAACCTACCGCTGTATTGTTATGGGCAAGATTGTTGCCAAGCGCATGATATCCAACCGCTACAGTGTAGTTTTTGTCTACATTATCTGCATTCGCAAGATATCCAACAGCCACGTTGTAAAGCCCAGTTGTGTTAGAACTCATAGCAGTAACACCGACTGCTGTGTTGTAACCACCCGTTGTGGTTGATTGCATACAAGCTGCACCAACAGCAACATTTAAACCCGCTGTTGTACTGTTGGTTAAGGCTAACCTTCCAAGGGCGGTGTTGTTATCTGCGGTGGTAGCACTGTATAAGGCTCTGTAGCCAACAGCGGTGTTTTCTGCGCCTGTGGTGTTGGCTTTAAATGCCTCTGAGCCAACGGCTACGTTGCCTGCACCAGTAGTGGTGTTTTCCATCGAGCCATAACCCACAGAGGTGTTGTCACTAGCTGTGGTGTTGGCGAACAATGCATTCATGCCCAAACCAGTGTTATTCCCACCCGTAGTGTTCGTTATCAGTGCCTGAGAACCCACCGCAGTGTTTTGGGTAGCTGTTGTGTTGGCCGTTAAAGCATCATAACCTACTGCCGTGTTGTTATTGGCGGTGGTATTAGCTGCCAAAGCATCCTTACCAACCGCAACATTACCAGTGCCTGTGGTGTTAGCGGATAAAGCATTATGACCAATGCCTATATTATTATCTGCGGTGGTGTTTGCATTTAAAGCATACAAACCAATTCCTATGTTACTATCTCCTGTGGTGTTGGCTGTTAAACTTGTTCTGCCTACCGCAACATTGTAATCACCTGTGGTATTTGCTGTTAATGCTTGAAAACCAACCGCAACATTATAACCTCCCGTTGTTTGAGCCTCTAATGACTCTGCACCCACAGCAACACTTTCTGTGCCTGTGGTGTTTGCTTGTAAAGCTGCATAACCCACGGCTGTATTGTTTGATGCTGTTGAGTTTACAAATAAAGCGGTATAACCCACTGCGGTATTATTCGCGCCTGTCGTATTTGCTTTTAGTGCAGCTCTACCTAATCCAGTGTTGTTATTAGCTGTGGTATTAGCTTCAAGAGCCTGATATCCCAGCGCAGTATTATCGGTTCCAGTTGTGTTGGCTTCTAACGATTCTGCTCCAACAGCCACGTTTTCATCACCTGTGGTGTTGGCCCCCAATGCAGAAACCCCAACCGCTGTATTGTTTGAAGCAGTCGTGTTTGCATCAAGTGCGCCAGATCCCACCGCTGTGTTCGTAGCCCCTGTAGTGTTTGCGCCTAAAGCATTAGTTCCAACCGCCGTGTTGTCTCCCGCAGTCGTGTTTGCATCTAATGACCTATACCCGACTGCTGTGTTGGATGCTCCTGTGGTGTTATCGTTTAATGCCTGATCCCCAAAAGCTGAATTTGCGTTTCCAGTGGTATTTGCCTCTAGAGCAGAGTTGCCGAAAGCATTGTTATTAGATGCGGTGGTGTTTGCGGCTAAAGCAGATACTCCAAAAGCATTATTTGCAGACCCAGTGGTGTTGGCAGCTAATGAAGCTCCTCCAAAAGCACTGTTATACGAGGCGGTAGTGTTGGCTATCAAAGTACCAGTTCCAGCCGCTGTGTTATATGCGCCTGTGGTATTTGCTTCTAATGCTTTTTCACCGACAGCGGTATTATTGCTTGCAGCATTGGTAACCAAAGCTCTATAGCCAATGGCTGTGTTTTGACCGCCCGTAGTGTTTGTATACAAAGCAGCAGAACCCACCGCAGTGTTGTATTCACCTGTGGTTGTACTTAAAGCAGCATTAGCCCCCACGGCAGTATTGTGGTCAGCAGTTGTATTGCCTCCTAAAGAATTGTCTCCAACCGCCACATTGTTAGTGCCTGATGTGATTGCATCTAATGCGCTATCACCTATAGCTACATTATCTGTACCTGTAGTAAGCCCTGTGCCAAACGCACCTGAACCCAGACCTACATTGCCTGTGCCACCTAATACATCAAGTACATCAGTGACTGCCGCACCAGATCCAGCACCGTCTGTGGCGATCATTCTGATACCGCCATTTGGTATAACTACATTTGCGCCTGTACCTTGAGAAATCGTTACAGTATTACCAGCAGAGTTTTGAACTACCCATACGTTACTGATAGTGTTAGGAGCAAACGTCACGGTACAGGCTTGTGATAAAGAACCTGTAAGTGTTAGTGCTGTAGAACGAAAAGCGTCTGAAGCCCCATCAGCCATCGTTATGGTGGCGGTAGAGGCGTCTGAAAGAGCTTCCGATCCCGTTCCAAATTTTTCTGCGATCATTTCTAGGTTCAAATTTGTGGTCGTACCCCAAGTTCCTGAACCATCGCCTGTCGCCATTTCATTTAGACGAAGATCGTTTACATATGTACTAGCCATTTATGCTACCTCTTTCCAATCTGGTGTTTGACTGTCGTCAATAGTTGACCAACCCGGTGTTTGACTGTCATCAACTGCTGACCAATTCGGTGTTTGGCTATCATCGATAAGTCCCCAAACATTAACGCCACTCGTTGTACAGGCTGCTTCCACGCCTGTGACTGAAACATTTGCATCGCCATCAAACGTAACCGTTCCAACAGATCCGACCATTTCTGTTGTAGAAACTGGGACCGTGTTACTTGTGATCGTGGTGACGCTTCCAAGCCCTGTTGTTCCGGCAACTCCTGTGACACTGACGGTTGCTGTGCCCGTGACAGTAACTGATCCCAACGAGACTGTGCCTGCCACGCCAGTGACCGAAGTGCTTGCGTCAGCCGAGACTGAAACTGAACCAAGCGTTCCGGTGCCTGCGACACCCGTGGGGCTAACGTTTGCTGTGCCCGTGACAACAACCGTGCCAAGAGTACCAGTGCCTGATACGCCAGATACACTAACACCCGCATCACCGGATACAGATACCGATCCAAGGGTGCCTGTTCCCGCCACACCCGTGACAGAGACGTTCGCATCACCCGAAACCGAAACTGTACCGAGTGTACCTGTTGCGTCAGGGACCGCTTCGCCATTACCCCACGTTCCTTCACCCCATCCATGAGAGGAAGAATTCCATCCATCAAAGGCAACTTTGACATCAGCCACACGTTATATCCTATGCAATCCTAATAATTGCGTTACTAGCGTCTGCTGCTGGAAATTGAACAGTAAAGTCACCGCTTGTAGATGTTTTATCTGCTCCAAAATCCAGTATCGCTACTGCCCGGTTAGCGGACCCTGCTGTAGTTGAGGAATTATAAATCAACGCCCCTCTCGCAGTAATTGAGCTACTAGACCAAGTAGTGTCCGCAAAATCTGTAAGGGCTGTAGTTCCTGATGTGGTGGGATCTACATTAGTCAGCGTGTTGCCGCCAGCAGTATACCCCGTGCCTGTAGCAGAAACTTCGTTAGTCGTTGCATAAGCCGTAGTAGACGCTGACATAGTTGCACTACTGGTGTACAAAGCAATCTTGAACGTATTGCCTGTGCCTGTAGTGGTAGTCGTTCCTCCACCAGAACCGTTATGGAAATTATGAATTCCTTGTAAAAGTTCTGATTTAAACGAGGTTGCCATAGCTGTCGTGATAGCCATTATAGTCTCCTTAAAATATCAGCAACATCTGAATGACCCTGCTGAATAAATTCGTTAACAAGCGTTGTTCTGTCGCTTTTAACTGCTTGTTTAATAATACCTAAAACTATGTGATAAATGCGACTTTTAAAAGCTTCTGCCTGTTGCCGCACAATAGGATCTACAGAGTCTGACACACTTACTATTTGTTCTACCGCTCGTTCAGCTAATTCTTCAGGAGACAATCCTCTGCGTTGTGTTGTTTTTACAACAACCTCTCCTATATTTGATTCAACAGCCATTTTAAACATGGTTAAGCCATCCTCGGTACATCATGTCTATATTCATCCTCAACACCATAACCGTCTCCTACACGATTTAAATTAACCAACGCTTCTTTAAATCGTTGTTCATACGCGGCGGATTCTTCCGGGATTTTTAAAAAGTTTGAAGCTTCTACCAAACATCCGTACAAAAGCGCGTCTGGGGCGTTTGTAGATAGCCAAGTAGTTCCGCTGTCAGCTCCTGCAGTTAACGAAGCAGGGCGGTATTTATAGTGAAGCTCAAAGGTATAGCCACTAGCCGGGGTAGGAGCTAACAAAAAAGTAGAGTCGTCAAACAAAGCATAATACTTAGGGACGCCGCTTGTTGCAGAAGCTGGCGTATAAGACCGAATAAAAGAAACATGCTTTAATAAAAGATATTCGTAACTGCTGCTAGATATGACAGCCAAGCTATAAGGTGCAAGAAAATCACTAGGGCTAGAAAGATACGGGCTGTCCGTCGTCGCGGTTCCTGTGACATTTTTACGAAATAACGGCATATTGACGTTTTTTAATATCCGTTCCTCCGCTTCTTTTATAAAAAGGGCTAAATTATTGTCAAACGTAGTTTCTGTCGTTTCACAATAATCTTGAATAGCGGTTTTAAGTGTTGCGTAAGTAAAACTCATGTAGTTACCACCGTTACCGACCCTACCTGACCCACGTTTATTAAAGGAACAAAGGGATTAATTTCAGGAGTAGGAACTCCAACAGAAACAACCATAGGTTCATTACGGTCTGGTCTGGGGTTTAAAATAGCTTGAGGATCATCAACTTTAGGGTATGGATACAATTGTGGCTGTTTAGGCTCCCACTCGTCCCAACCAACCAAAGCTCCGGTCCATTCTTTTTTCATGCGGTCCCGCTTATAGCGAAAACCAGATCGATCAGAAATTCCGTATGCGTTTTTTGCTGAAGCAAATCTTGCCATCTTCAGACCCTGTAATAATCATAAGTTGGTGAAATTTGAGTAGATGCACGATCTCGATCTTCTTCAATAGCTCTTTGCATCTCTTCTTCGTATATTGATTTTAAAATTTGAATCATGGCTGGATTACGTTTCATAGCAAGGTAATACGCTAAGCCCGCCGTTAAACAAGGATAAAACCTAAAAGGCACTTCCATTGTGTCTGTGTAGCCGTCTGCATCATCCATCCGAACCAATCGGTCAAACTTAACTACATCTGAGCTACTATCAGGAACAGGCCACAACTTTAATTCTGGTGTAATCTGACGATCTAAAAAGAATTGATTAGCACGACTACTTTGAGTTTTATTCGGAATAGCTAGGTAATCACCTCGACTTATTCTGGTGATTTGAAAATCAGTGCCGTCTCTTGTAACAACTGCAGACAATATATCAATAGTGGCTTGCACATTCGTAAGGTCTACAGCAGCAGATAAAGTAGCC